GGCAAGTACTTCCGGCATAGACTTCATGTTTCCTTCCGCATCGAAGAACTCCATTCCGAGTTTCTTAATCAACTTCGAGGCTTTCGGAGTAGGTGACGCCAACCTAACGAGCGACGAGCCAAATGCCTGCGTAGCCATCGAACCTTTTAGCCCGTTGTTAGCAAGTTCCATAATAATTGCCGACGATTCTTCTAGCGACCATCCTAGCGAGTTAGCTGTCGGCGCTAGATAGTTCATCGCTTCACCCATTTGTTCGACCGACGTATTGGCGTTCGCTTGTGCATAAGCAAAAACATCGGCTGCGTGCGTAGCTTGGTCCGCAGATAATCCGAAGGCACTCATAGTGTCCGAAGTTATATCCGCTGCTCGACCGAGGTCTAATGCACCCGCTGCCGCCAAGTCGAGCATACCCGGCATGGCTTTGACAATGTCGCCAGTTTTCCACCCGGCCAAAGCGAGATATTCCATTCCTTCCGCTGCTTGACTCGCACTAAATACGGTAGTAGCCCCGAGGTGTTTTGCCGTATCATTCAGCAACGCAAATTCCTTGTCAGTGGCTCCACTTATCGCCTTGACTTTCGACATTTGCGTACTGAAATCAGACGCTACCTTTACTGTCGCGCCTAAGCCGCCCGCAAGCGCCAAGCCGGCTCCCGTGACTGCTTTGCCCGTCTGCTTAAAAGCGTCAAATGTTCTCTGATTCGTGCTAGTAAAATTACTGAGCGCCCTATTTGATTCGGCCATTTTTCGGCTGAAATCGCTCCAATCTTTACGAGAATATCACTCGCCACCTATTACGCCCTCCTTTCCTTGGAATTCTTCGAATTGGGATAACCAACGCATTGTTTCTTCCGTCCGTTCTCGCTTTTCCACGGTTTTTCTTTTCGTCATTTCTTCGCCGGTTGGTCGTTTGAATAGTTGCGATTGCTTTAATTTCTTAGCGTGATGTGCTGCCCGAATCATCATCGCGTGCGTAGCCATCCGCTCATATTCGTCGTAGACGGACTCGGTATGCGCCCGCATTTCTATCGCAAACTCGCGCGGTGTCAACGATAGAACTTGGGGCGCTGACATTCCGAGGTATCGCCTGCCGTCGAATATCGCTTTTTCGACAGTATCTAATTCGCCTAGCCCCGCAATAGTTTTAGCGCCTTCTCGATCTCCGGATTCGCGTCTACCATCTTCTTGACTGTCTTCGCGAAGAAAAAACTCTGCGTCACCACTTCGTCGCAAATTTTAGCCACGTCATCTAGCGACAGTTTCTCGCTGTCGATTAGCTTCTCGATTTCGCTCTCGACTGTTTTCAGACTAAAATTTTCTCCCGTGTGGATTAGGCCGGCATGCACGATATTAGGAAACGCCTCTAAGTCGCCAGCAATCGCATTCCCGACAATGCCGTAAGAACCGCCTTCGATTGATTTGTTAAGTAGTTTAATAGATTGATAAGTTAGTTTTAACTCGTATTCCTTACCGTTTATTTCAAATGTGCGTTATTTTCGAATTTAAAAAGACGAGCCTAAGCCCGTCTTACCTTTCTTCCAATGCCTCTAAGCGTGAAATAATGTCGTTGTACTGTGCTTCCGTACCGAAACCGTCTTTTCCGGGATCGCCCTTTTCGCCAGCAACTTCGATAAGATCGTGAAAATCCTGCTGTGTCGGCACCGCGCCCGTAACAAACACCGCTTTTAGTTCTTCTTTTGTTCTTGCCACACCAACCCTCCTAACCTATCGTTAAATCTTCCCCGATTCTCGCCACGCCAATTGCGGGCGGAGTATTAGGGCGCATCGTTTCCAATGTCTCCGCCTTCGCAAACCATACCTTCGAAAGCTGGCGCACCTTCGGGAATAGACGTCAATTTTACGTCGCATACATCTCCGAATAACGTACCTCCGAGTGAATACGTCGCAAAGTCTCCGTTACCGTACTCGCGGTCAAATGTACTAATCATGTACATCCCATACTCCGCCTCATTGGTAAGCGTGTTAACTTCGTAAATCTTAACGAATTTCTTATTTCGGATAGCCTTCTTCATTTCCTTAATAAACGGGTCGCCCTCCGCAATGTCCCCCTCTAGCGAAATAGTTTGCGTAGTCTTGCCATAGTCGGACCCGTTACGATCTTTTGTGTTAACTTCCATTTCGTCGGCACTTAGCGACACACTGCCTCCTGTTTGGTCAAATGGGCGAATCATTTCCTTACCTGTGTCGGATTCGATTTCGACGAGAAATATAAAATCCTCGCCTTTGTATTTGTAGCCTTCTTCTACCGCCATTATCGACAACTCCTTTTCGTATCTTGTATTTCCACGTCGAAATAGACGCGGTGATAGTCCGATTTCTTCGACAAATCGTCGGGATGAATCGGATTAACCCCCGTAAGATCGCATAAAAAATAGCCCGTCAATGGTGCCGGACTTTGTAACGTGTCGTGAAACGCGAATCTATCGAAATTAAATACCTGCTGTAGCCGCTCTTGATTTATCGAGAGGTTTACGCTGTTTGTATCGAATAGTCCGATCTGATAACGATAAGTGGTTTCGATGGCCTCACGTTGTTTCGCACGTATTTCGTTACTGTTCGGCATCGGCTCGACGAGTATTAGCGGTCGGACTTCAGGCATTTCGTAGCCATCGAACTTTAAATCGACGCGAGCTTCTGGAAAGACTTTACGCAAGTGCGAGACAATCGACCGGTTTAGTCCGTGCTGATGTATTAGCGTCAATCCTTCGTCACCTCACGTTTAAGTGCTGCTCGATAAGCCTCCCGGTTATTCCATACAGCTTTTCGAATAAAACCCTTTCTTGACGCGTGTTCGTATTCCTGTCGATGGGCATAAGGCAGTTCCGATCCGTACTCCCAAACCGCGTTAGATACTCGTCTAGGACTTGCTACGATACTAGTGCGCAGATCACCTGATTTTACAGGAGCATTGCCCGCAGATTCGTTCGCCATCTTTCGCGTGTATGTCTCCGTTACCTTATCCGCCCTATACTGCGCCGCCAGCGCCTTTTGCGTAAATCCTTGCATAATCTTTTCGACGCCCTGTACTTTTACGTTCATTTTCACGCTATCACCCGCCCTATAAGTTCGTAGCGATTGCGCTTGCCAATTCCTTTTTTATCACTGCCGAGCAGTTCGTACGTTTTACCTGCATATTTTGCGCGCTCTATCTTATCCACGATGTCGCCAATTAGCTCGATTTTAATATCGAATTTGGCGTCGCCCTGTTCGTAT